TTATTTTTGCGGTGCTTAACCGCCCTTTATCGTAGGTGACAACTATATCTCCGGGTCGCACATCCCTAAGAGGTTTTTCTACGCCGTCGGCCATAAGCACAGGGGTGTCCCCTGTCATACACATGACAACGATGATGGCGCCGCCGGGCTGCAAACGCTGGCGAGGACCAGAGGTGTACCACTCGTAGGCGTGGTCAAACGCGGTGTCGCTCAGCGCATCCTGCTCCGAGTGAGGGTCGTCAATGATAAACAGGTCAGCGCCACGGCCGGTCACAGCAGCGCCCACACCAGCAGCAAAGTATTCGCCGCCCTTGTCCGTGCCCCACTTGCCCGCGCCCTTGTTGTCTTCCTTCAAAACCGTGTTCGGGAAGATGTCTTTGTACGCCGGGTCGTCAATCAAATCTCGGACCTTGCGGCCGAACCGTACAGCCAGCTCGGTGTTGTGCGTAGCCTGAATAATCTTGAGCTTCGGGTTTCGGCCCAAGAACCACGCAGGCATCAGGAACGAGGCAAACTCGGACTTCGAGTGACGCGGAGGCATGTTGATGATCAGCCGCTTCAGCTCGCCCCTCGCAACTCGCTCAAGCTTTTCCGCGATGATCCGGTGGTGCCGGCCCTCGATGAAGTTCTCGTACACATGGTGCGCAAAAGGCATGAAGCGGTGCTGGGCCTGCTCACGCAAGTCCAGCCGCTTCTTTGCTTCCGTGAGCGCCAAGATCTCCTTGAGCGCCTCTTCAGGCAGTGCCTGCAGGTTCATTAAGGTCTCCTAGCGCTAGGACGGAACACAGTTCTGCCCTCTAGAGGACTAACGTCCACTGTACCGGTGAACGGGCCGACGCGCGGGCGCACCATCTCCGGAACACAAGTAAAGCCTCCGTTGGCCATCTGCACCTTGCGGAAGCCTTCGGGGCACTCAAACGCCGGCTCCTCTTCTTCGAGCAGAAGTTCTTCTTCGTCCTCGTCCTCGTCAACTTCAACGGCCTCAGGCTCATCCTCATCAGCGGGAAGCACTTCGGGCGCATCGACCTCAGTTTCAACTTCTGGCTCTGGCTCGACTTCTGGCTCGACTTCTGGCTCAGGTTCTGGCTCTACCTCAACCTCGACCTCAGTTTCAACTTCTGGCTCTGGCTCGACTTCTGGCTCAGGTTCTGGCTCTACCTCAACCTCGACCTCAGTTTCAACTTCTGGCTCTGGCTCGACTTCTGGCTCAGGTTCTGGCTCTACCTCAACCTCGACCTCAGTTTCGGTAGACACAGGAGCGGGGCGCGCTGTCGGACGCACGGTGGGCGTGGCAGATTCCTCATCGACTTCGATATCAGCCGTCACCGGGGTTTGGGTAGTAGGAGCGGCAGGTGCCAGCGCCTGGATCCCCGTAGGCTGCGATTGGCTCAGGCCCAGAATATCAGAACGGTTGGTCGTGTCTGGACGAGGAGGGGGAGCCGCCATCCGTTCTTCCGCAACCGCCTGCACGTCAGCCATGTTGAGTCGGCCGCCAGTGGCCTCGTCTACGGCGCGGAACGTCTCCGAACCAAAGCCGCCGTCGCGAGCGAGGCCTGCATCGATTAGATCCGCTGCAGTCTGTAGATCCGCGGTGGCCTGCTGTCGACCGGCCTCGGCCCGAGCGCTGCGGAATGCTGGGACCTGCTCTTCGTACGCAGACTGAACAGTGGTCTGCGCAGGCTGACCTGCGGTCGGGGATGTGGGAACAAAGGTCGGTTGTGTGCCCCTTGTCCCGTCGTCAGGGCCTGCGGTCGGAGTGGCCGGGGATAGCGCGTTCCGTACGGCGCCTACCGTATTCCGTCCTGCCGCAACACCCGAGCCCGTCGCGCCGCCCGTTAAAGTACCCAATGCAACGGCACCTGCTAGGTTTTCGGAGAGATCACGCGGAACCCCAACAGATTGAAGAGCCGCGTTGATTGCGGTCTGCTGGACACCCTCTTGAGTGCCTTCGATACCGCCGCGACGCACGCCGCTTGCAGCGATACCAGAAGTGCTGCCGGGGATAAAGGCGTCGGTGGCCGCAGTAGCGCCGACCAAAGGAGCGGCCTTACGCGACGCTTCGTTGGCAACAAAGGAAAGAGCGCGATCAACATCCCCGTTATAGGTAGTAAGCGCGCGGTTAAAGACGTCGCTGTTTGCCAACGCACCTGAATTATACGCCTGACGTACTGCGTTATCGATCTCATAACGCGCTGCGCCAACTGCCTCGCCCGCATCTAGTGCGCCCGCAGCAACCCGACCCGGCACCCCAAAACGCGAAAGGGCGAGGTCTTGCGCCACACCGCCAGCCTCAGTGCCAACAACCTCGGACAAGCCCGCCACAGACCCAAGCGTTGGATCCGCGAAGCCCAACTCGCCGATCGTCGAGCCAGTCGGCACAGACGCTTGCTGCGCGGCCAAATCTTCATCCGTAAAGAACCGATCTTCAAGAAACTGAGAGCCCGACTGGAAAATATTGGCCAACGGATCTGTAATACGCTGCACTGCAGAGGGGTCGCCCGTAAAGCGCGACATACGCGCCGCTTCTCGCTGCTCGGGTGTCCCAAGAAACGGCTGCACTAGGTTTACTATCGGGTTGGTGGTCTGGCCAAAATCCGAGCCGTAGATGCTGGCGATGTCTCCAAGACCGCCGATGGCCTCGCCAAGCTCCCGTGGAACCCCTACAGCCAAAGACTTCGCAATGTCTCCAAGCTGGTCGGCAGCCGCTCCGCTTCGGACGTCCCCACGAAGGCCCTCGGGGTCAAACGTGTAATCCGCTACATTTCGAACGCCTTGGCCCAGGCGCTCGCCAAGTGTGTCGGCAGGCCCTTCGCCGATGATGTTTTGGTAAGCAAGGTCTCCAATGGTGTCGTAGTCGCCGAAAATGTTGCGCCCAGCTTGACCAATAGCTTGGCCAATGCGCTCGCCCGGAGTGTCAACCTCCCCGCGGCCAATGACGTTTTCGTACGCGCGGTCCGCGACTCCATAAACGCGGTCCATGAAACCCGGAGGCACTATTGACGCCTGATTCGGTTGCCCGATTTGACGAGCACTGAACGGATCGATCTGTGTTACGTCAACAAAAGGCGCCAGGGGATCGTTTCGGTTGATGATGTCCGGGCGCGGTGGCGGGGCCGCTGGAGGCGGGGGAGCAACAGGCGCCGGAGCAACAGGCGCGGGAGCGCTACCACCGCCGCCGCTGTCGCTGGCTCTATCTGACGCACTCTCTCGCGCAGCGTCAAGGTCGGCCTGGACCGCGGCTTGGTCTGCAAACGTTTCATCCGGAGGCAGCAAACTCTGGCCGTCGTTGAAAATGGAAAAGATGCCCGAACTGCTGATGGGATTATTGACCGGCTCGACCCTGGAGCCCCGGTCGTTGTCGTTGTCGTTGCTGATGGGGTCCGGAGCCCGTGCCCTGCTCCCGTCATCTGGGCCGCGCGTTGGGGCAGGCGCTGGAGCTGGAGCCGCAATGTCGTCCCGATTTACAACGTCAGGGCGAGCTGGAGCTGGAGCTGGAGCTGGAGCCCGTGCCGGTGCCCTGCTCCCGCGGCTCCCGTCATCTGGGCCGCGCGTTGGGGCAGGCGCTGGAGCTGGAGCTGGAGCCCTGCTCCCGTCATCTGGGCCGCGCGTTGGGGCAGGCGCTGGGGCAGGCGCAGGCGCAGGCGCAGGCGCAGGCGCAGGCGCAGGCGCAGGAGCTGGAGCTGGAGCTGGAGCTGGCGCTGGAGCTGGCGCTGGAGCTGGCGCTGGAGCTGGAGCTGGAGCTGGCGGCAGCAGTTTGAGGCTGTTGTCGTAACGCTGCCCGTCGGTGGTGCTTGTTACGCTGCCGTCTGAGTTTCTTACAAAAAGGCCTTGGTTGACGAGACTGTTGACGATGCTCGCATCAACCCCCGCGGTGTTGAAAACGTCCGGAGGAGGGGGCGCCGCGGGGGCTGAGGGGGCTGAGGGGGCCGCGCTCTGCCGGTCTCTGGCACGGTCGCGCTCACTGTCGAGCCGCTCTTGAACCGTCTGGCCGTTCACAACCCTGTTGAGATCGCTGAAAGTCGAGTCCGGAGGCAGCAAGCTCTGGCCATCTGTGAGGAGATTGGATCCACTGCCGGTGGTCATGCCAGTGTTGCTTTGCGTCTGGGGCGACGGCGTGCTGCTCGAGTCGCTACCGCCGCCGCCACCGCCGTCGCTACCGCCACCGCCATACGCAATCTGCGCGAAACCAAGCTTCATAAATTCCAGCATCTAGCCACCTATGTTCGGGAAGATCCCGTTTCTACGACCCCGGTGGGCCAAAGCACGTCGTATTTCCGGGAAATCCTTGAACAAGCGGCGCATGTCCCGGCAAATGAATAGTACATCATTTGCCCCATGCGGCGCAATCATGTCCACAAAAACCAGATGCTCGCCGCTCTTGCGGAGAAAAATCTCCGCGCCGCTGTAGTCGCGCGCGTCAAACTCCGCCCTGGTCATAAACGCCCAGCTGATGAACCCGCGCGGCCGGCCGTCGTCGTGCCGATAAACGCGGTACTGACCGCTCTCAAGCGCCGGCATCAACCGCCACGCAATGGTCTGGGCCGGAAAGGTGCTGTACGGCTCCGTCGTCGTCCAGAGATCTAGTGCGTCAACCAGATCTTCCATCTCACTGCATCAATCCCGCGATGCCCTCGGGCCGCGCTCCTGCCGCCTCCATCAAAGCCTGCCGGATGGCCTGATTACGCTGCTCGGCCGCCGGCCCCACAAACTCAGGCCGCGCTTTGGGCCGCATAAGCGGAGGTTCCTGCGCGGGAGGTCCAAGGTCCGAGGGCCGCGCTCGGGGACGCATGGGCCCCGCCATAATCTCCGCCACGTAATCCTGCGTTTCCGCGTATTCCGGAATACCGCCCGCCGCGTCAACCTTGCCCGGGCCCGCATTGTAAGCAGCCAAGGCCTGAGGGTAGTCGCCCTCGTACCGGTCAAGCATAGCCCGCATGTACTCAGCGCTGAACCGCAGATTCTCCACCGGATCGAGCCGATCACGCAAAGGCGAGACCCCAAAGCCCGGATCCTGCGCCGTGGCCGCCATAACCTGGCCCAAACCCGTAGCACCCGTCCGCTCGTTCCGCGCAGCAGGGTTAAAACGGCTCTCCTTGTTGATCTGACGCACAAAAACGTCCGGATCCAAGCCGTAACGCTCAGCCATCTGCCGTGCCAAGTCCTGAAGCTCTCTTTGCCGCATCGATCATGTCCTCAATGGTCCGGCGCTGGTCGGCCTCGTTGAACTCCGAAGGCGAAATGCGCGTTGTCGCCGCCACAATACCCTGAGATGGCCGCATGAGCAACAATTCACGGTCCAAAGCCACAAAACAGTGCCAGTCCGCAGCCGAATTTTTGGTGTGGTAGCTGTAATGCACGACAGAACTGGTCTTACGACCTGGTCGCGGCGCCGTGCAAGCCTTGACCTGCACCGCAACGATCGATCCGTGGACCTTGCACCACAAATCCGCACCAGAACGGTCCACGTGATGGACCTCGATGTCATGCGTCTCAAGAATATAAGCGGCCAAAAACTCGCCAGCCCGCCCAATGTCGGTATTCGCTCGACGCATGATGGAGGCCTTCGCCCGTTACTCTCGCCGAAACCCTACCACAACACACGTCACAGGAGCAAATCTCGATACATCGCCATCGCATCTTGCTCCTCGCGCAAATCAGCCGCGCCACGCCGGCGCTCAGCAACAAGCTTACGCAAAGCCTTCACGTTCCAGCCCTTCGACTTGGCAACCGTGTAAATGTCAGCCTTCTCACGGCTCAAATCAGCCTGCTGCTCAGCAACACCCTCAAGCGCACTCACAAACTCCCGCAAACCAACCGCCGCAACCTCAGTCGCCTTGGAGTTGTGCTGGAGGAAGTCGCCATCTTCTTTGAATGGTAGTACAGACATTCTACGTTCTTTTTCTAGAGAAACTGCGGTTCTTGCTCTTCGGCTGAAGACTCAAGTTCTTCGGGCTGTTGTCCAACGGATCGTTGTTGCGATGCGAAACATCCTTCCCATCACCCTTCTTCGCACGACCAGACTTCACCATAGCAGCACGGGCCGCGTTCCGCGAAGCTCGGTTCTTCTTCTGCTCCGGACGAGAGTGGTAATTGTCATACTCAGATCGGTAGTTTCGGGCCATGGATCAAGAACCTCGGCCCCAGTTGTAGCAGTCATAAGCCATAATCGCCACGCCGTCAGGCAGCTCAAGCGTCCCAACCGTAAACTCAAGCGCAGACCAACAGCTCTCCTCGCTAAAATACGAGGGAGCACTCGGAATCGCACAGTCAGTGCTGTCGACGTAGCATATCAGAAGCAAAGGGGTCCACATGGGGCGAAGTATGGCACAGACGTCGCGTCTAATCGACAGGAAAATTTAGAAGGGCTCGGTCTCCGTACAGCTCCTGGGCTTTTGCGTCCCGCGCCTTGGCGGCCTCTTCCAGATCCGTGAATGTTCCAAGGTGGTAGATCTCCCGGTCTTTCACGATTCGAGCGACCCAAGTGCTGGTGGGCTTAAACCACGTGACCCCCACATACGGCGATTTCGCGCGGGCCACTACCTTGTTGTGGTTGTTCTGTGTTTTTGTGGCGAGACGCAGGTTTTCAGCTCGGTTGTCTTGCCTGTCGCGGTTGATGTGGTCGATCTCAACTCCATCGGGAACCCAAGAACCGTGGTGCAAGGCCCAAGCCACTCGATGCGCGGAGTAAACTTTTCCCAAAATCCCGCCTGCGTGGTAGCCACCGCCTGTTACAGCTGTCAGAGCGCGCTTGCCCGCATGCTTTTGGTTGAAGGTCTTGCAACACCACTCTGCTGTGTATCTGCCTCCGTGGTCTTTGAACATGGAGACAGGCCGTTCTTCCCAGAAGAAGTATCCGGTTTCCGGCTCGTAACGTAGCAGTTTCTGTAGAAGCTCTACGGGAAGTTTCTGGTACTTGGCTCTCAGGGCTCTCTCCGATGTTTTTACTTTGCTAACCTCGTTCGAATGAAATTACAACCCCAAAAACTTTTTGGCGCTTTTAGTGTCAAGGCTTGTTGGGGGAAAGACCCCTCCCCGGGGTCCTCGGTTCTTGGACCTCGAATGAAAAAATCATGAAATGAAACTGAGCTTCAAACAATATACAGCGCTCCCCAGCGAGGGAGGGGGCCAAAAGGGGGGCTCCCCCCCTCTTCGATTGCGTGGATTTCGAGGACCTTTGTCCACAGTTACCCCCGAGGCATTGTGTCCCATGACGAGGCGATGCTGCTGTGTCTTGGCTCATAGGTGCGCGAGCATGTGTGCGTGCTGCTTGGCCCTTGGTCCTTGGAATAAGTTAGGTCGAGGCTCTTTGTTTTTTCTGGGCTGGACTGATGGAATGTTATGGGCGTCCGGGCGGGCTACTCATGAACAGAGCCTGCGCGTTGCTTGTCTCTGCCCTTCGGGTGAGTATCCCTGACGCGGCGCTTGGTGATGGGTAGCGGCTCGCATAGACGGGACGATCCGCGTTGCGTCTCGTGCCGTTGTCGAACGGCGGTCGACCAAGGGCCACTGGCGCTGGGCCCTTGGATCCCAGCGCGCAGCAGTACACCGGCTGTCTGGTCCGACCGTCGTCGGCCCAGCCCGACCTGCCGTCACCGATGGTTGATGGACGGCGCGCCACGATCCTTGAACCTTCCCACATGAGTCGCCGTGTCCCGTCGCAGGGGCCGGTCGCCTTTGGCTCCCGTTCTCCTGCTAGGTCCACAACGATCATGCGGGGCCCTGAGATTCAAGAACCGCGTCGGTCGCCTCAGCTACACACACACACGAACAGCCGTACGGATTGTCCCCCCGGGAGGCCACAAATCCCCTGCATCGTCAAGCATCACCCGTATGACGCTACGTCAGACGAGCTGACGTTGCATCATACGGGCGCCCAGCGGAGCTGGCCGCTTCGCGGTCCTTGACCATTCCCTTCGCTTCGCTCCGGTGCGAGGTGATTGGTTAAGAGAGGTGGACATACCGCACAGCAGTTGTGTGTGTTTTCAACCAAGGAGAAAGACATGAAGACCTTTACATTTTACGCAGACGCAGGTCACGGATGGCTGGCAGTCAAGATCGCGGACATCGAGACCATCGGCTTGGCGGTTCAGGAGTTCTCGCCGTACAGCTACCGCAATGGCAAGACACTGTACCTCGAGGAGGACATGGACGCTGGGGTATTCATCCGACAGTGGGAGGCCGTCAAGGGCGCCTTCGCACACAAGTTCGTGGACCACGGCAACCGCAGCAGGATCCGGAGCTACGACCGGCTGCCAGCCGACACCTCGCGCGACATCTGGTTCTAATCATCAACCAACTTCAAACCAAGGAGCACTATCATGGACTACCGCTACACAAACGAAGACCACTTCACCGCAGCCATCAACATCACTCTTCAGGAGCTCAACACGGTACTGCGCATCCTCGGCCCAATCTCAAAGGATACCGCCGACGACAACTACCTTGGGGCCAGAAACCTGCACTCTAAGTTCGAGGCCATCCGGAAGGAGGCGCTCGAGTGCGCAGTGCAGGGCCTGACCTACCAGCTCGAGACTCTCAACAAGTAACCAACCACGGAGTGGCTACGGTCACCCCGTTTCAACCAGAAGGAGCAACCATGCCCAAACCACTCGAGTTCTCGTCCACACCAACAGACTGGCAGGAGATCTCTCTCTTCATCATGCGACACGCCCACGACAACCGACCAGCCTTACTCAAGGCTGCAGCTCTGGGCTACAATCTAGCAATCTATCTCAACCAACAGGAGCAAGACACATGAAGTCTGGCGTCATATATCGAGGGCCAAGCCTGCTCGACGGCAAGCCCATCATCGTCATCGCAACACTCACCAAGGCCAACCCCAAGACCGGACCCGCACTGCAGACCTACATCATCCGCGAGGACATCAACCCTCTCGAGGCCAGCAAGACAGGCGAGGACTACAGCATCTGCGGTGACTGCAACCTACGCGGCACACCGACAGACGATCCCAAGCGCAAGCAGGCAGCCGACCGTCCGTGCTACGTGAACCTCGGGCAGGGTCCGACGGTCGGCTGGAAGGCATACCATCGCGGCACGTATCCGATGGCCGACACATGGTACGACCGCACGTCACTCGGCCAAGGTCGCTACATCCGCGTCGGGACCTACGGAGACCCCAGTGCCGCACCAGACGTCGTATGGGAGCGGCTCTTGCAGGAGTGCTCGCACTACACAGCCTACTCGCACTTCTCTGGATGGCGACCAGACATCGCGATGCAGTCAGTCGACAACTACCACCAAGCATGGGGCCACTGGCGCTTCGGTCGTCGCACCTTCCGCATCATCACAGGCATCGAGCAGATCGATAAGGCACACGAAGTCCTCTGCCCAGCGTCCAAGGAGGCCGGACATCGCACCACATGCGAGGCCTGCAAACTCTGCAACGGCAGCACCAAGGCCAAGTCGATCGCGATTGTCGAGCACTGACCCCTGACTACTATCACACCCCAGCCACGCACCCCGTGGCTGGGGCAAACGACACCAAGAGCGGCCCTCGGCCCTTCGGGCCTCGGTCCACGAACCGGGAAAATAGCGCGCCTAAGGCCGCAAGACCCAACAAAGCGCGCCTAAGGCCGCAAGACCCGAGCATAGTGCGCCTCAACCTCAACACGCAAACCCTCAACCAACGCACCCATGCTCTCGAACCGCGCACCTCGGGCCGCGGAACACCCGCCAGACGCCAACTCCGGACCCTGATCCGCCCTGAATAACCATAAAACACCGGTCGAGAGGACCTTTACCAAGAAGAACGAGAGGCCGCCGCGAGCGTAATGGGCCATATTCCACGCGATTTGATGAGGACGAACATTGCAGCTATTTATTTTAGCAACCTTGAGTTCTATCCAAAAGGGCATGCTATCCCATAGGATGTAAACGTCGGGAACGCCGCCACCATGAGTGTTCTCAATCCGAGTGGGAAAAGCTGTCGTCGGCAGATTCTGCCTCAAGGACGCCCACAAATTCGCCTCCGGTCCTCGACTCATCGGGGGTGATATCCTTCATGTTATCAATGGCAAACGCCTGCGGGTACTGCTTGCGAAGCGCTTCCAGCCGCCCGAGAATCTCGTTCCTCGACATCTGGTCAATGGTGTTGATGTTCTCTCTGCGGTCGATCGTCAACCCACCCAGTGCAGATCGGATCTTCTCCGCGTTGATCGCGGCGCTGAACTGGCCCGCATCTTCCGCACCCTTGGACAGCTTCAGAAGGCGCTCGAGCTGCCCGATCGTGGTCACCCCGTAGCGGCGCTCTCGCTCCTCGCGCAGCTCGTCTATATGTTCCAGCACGTGCGGGTAGTCGCGACCGTTCAAGAGCTTTGAGGCGTACACAGCGGCCGTCTCAACGGCATAGCCAGCGCGACGGGCGCACTCAGCGTTCGAGTACACGCCCTCGACGATGAACTTGGCAAAAGACTTCTGGCGACCCGTCAGGGCGCCCTTGCGGGGATCCGGCTTGCCGTCCGACCGGATCCACACGCCTTCCTCGTTTAGAGTGGACATGAACACCTCCAAATTGACATGACCAGACATTACACCAAACAGGGGCAGGCCCGCAACTCTCTCCCCCTATAGGGGGTTTCCACAGGGGCAACGGAACAACCCAAAACTGATTTCATGGAGCAGGGCAGTTGGAAGTTCAGAAGAAAACAGGGACTGCATACGTTTTAGTGTATGCAGCATACACTTTAAAATCGTGTTTTGTATGCAGCACTTGTCTATATAAAACAAGTACTTAACCTCTGTTTTAGGGTACTGCATACACTGCATACACCAAATCTCAAAAATATTCACGTGAATTCGTTTTCCACGGTGAAACTCCCTATAGTGTATGCAGGGCCCAAGGACCGAGGACCAAGCCCCCCCCCGGACCGCCCCACTCCACCCCCTGGACCAAGGACCGCGCCCCTCTATCGAAAGATCCAAGGTCCGAGAACCGAGCCCCCTTGATCTGCTTAACTTTATCTCTATATTCAATTTCATCGACCAACCAACCAAGGAGAGAGAACCGTGGACTTTTATACAAAATACTACAGCCAGCTGATCGACTACGTCGTAACGGGTGTCGAGTTTGACACGGACGAGTTCGAGGGCACTGTCTTCCCTGTACTTCTGATGA